CCCCTACTAAAGTAAAGGAAGTGCAGGAATAATGGCAATTTATTTTACAAATAATACCTACTTTAAACTAGGTACTTATGTAATGACCACAGTAGTACAGTCAGCAAGCCTCAATATCAACTATGACCAACTTGAGGTTACAGCCATGGGCGACGCAGCGCATAAGTACCTCAAGGGCCTTGCAGCTCACACCCTGTCAGCTACCCTATATATCGACCAGGCAGCTATCGCGGCAGGCTCAACCCGCGCAGTACTTGACAGCTTAAAGGGCACCTCGGCAGCGTTTGAAATTGCACCTAACGGCGCAACAGCAAGCTCAACTAACCCAGTTTATAGCGGTAACGTTTTTGTTAACGGCTATACCCCTATTAACGGTGCTAACGGCGAAGTAGCACAGTTAGATATTACTTTTGATCTAACTACAGATGTAACTATTACTACGTCATAACCAAACGGAAAGAGGGCTAGAAAATGATAAAGCTAAAAATTACACGCGATACCGGCGTAGTCGAGGAATACGACATAACGCCGGCTATCGAAGTAGAGTTTGAAGCCTACGCAAAAACTGGGATAACCAAGCGGTTTCGTGAAAATGAATCTCAAACGGATATCTATTATTTGTGTTGGCTAGCACTAAAGCACAATAAAAAAGAAGTAGCAGTATTTGGTGAAGCCTTTTTAAATACGTTAAAAGCTGTAGAGATAGAGGAATCAGACCCTTTAGCTGGGTAGGTAATAGGCAACTACTTACCTACCAAATTGCAGCATTAGCTATAGAAACAGGATTTTTACCTAAAGATTTATTGGAAATGTCGCCGGAAATGATGGCGGCATTAGTAAAGGTATTAACTGACAGGAGTGAGGCTCTAAAAAATGCCAGCCGCCAAAATCGTAGGACTAGATGAAACGGTACGGGCATTACGCGAGTTTGACCCAGACGCATTAAAAGAAATGAACAAAACAATTTACCAGGCTATGAAAATAGCCCAGGTAGACGCACGTCAATTAGCCCCAGCTGTAACACCTTTAAGCGGCTGGGCTAAGCCTGTAAAGGAGGGCCGTTGGGCAGACCTGACCTTTACCCCTAAAGCTGTAAAAATGGGCCTTAAAACTAAGATAGACAGGGCGCGTAAGCGTGGCACCTGGACAAGCAAGGCTTACCTACTTATTAACGCTAACCCTGCCGGCTCAATTTATGAAACTGCAGGCCGTAAAAATCCACAGGGAAAAAATGCCCAAGGGGCTAGATTTATTAACGCTATTGAGGCCCAGTCAAGTTTGACCGTACGCGGTAAGCAAGGCCGTATAGCTTACAAAGCGGTAGAGGATAACCGGCCTGAAATCGTAGCCAAAAGTAATGCAGCTATAGAAAAGGCTCAAACGGCTGTTAATAGAAAGTTGGCTAAATAATGGTTATTAAAGTCCCCATAATTGTTAGTTACAATAACAAAGGCACTAAGCAAGCTACTAAAGGTATTGGCGGCTTAGAAAAATCTTTCAAGAAAATGGGGCTAGCCTCTAAGTTTGGTTATGCGGCAGCTGGTACAGCCGCTTTAGCTTTTGCTAAAAAATCCTTAACTACAGCTATGGCGGACGAAAAAGCTCAAGCCACGCTAGCACGTACCCTTAAAAACGTAGGCGAGTCTTTTGCTACTAATTCAGTAACTAAATACATAGACAGTCTGCAAAGGGCTACGGGTGTATCAGAGGACCAATTACGACCGGCTTTTGGAAAGTTAGTTACTGCCACACAGTCAGCGGCTAAAGCTCAAGACTTACTAGCCCTTAGCTTAGATATAAGTGCAGCAACCGGTAAGAGTGCCGAAAGCGTTTCATCGGCTTTGAGTCGGGCCTACCTGGGTAATAATACGGCTTTAGGCAAATTAGGCACCGGCCTTACTAAAACTCAATTAAAGACTATGAGCTTTGAACAAATTACCAAACAGTTAAGCACGTTATTTGCAGGTCAAGCCTCTACAGCTGCAGCAACCTTTTCAGGTCAAATGGACATATTAAAGGTAGCGTCTGCAGAAGCCAGCGAAACTATCGGCTACGCTTTAATAGAATCTATTAAAAAACTTGGCGGGCAAAATGGGGCTAAAGATTTAGCCGAACAAATGCAGAAACTAGCTCAGAGTACAGCCGACGTAATTGCAGGCGTTACTATAGTTATTGAGTACTTTAAAAAATTAGGCGCTGCTATGCCTAGCTGGTTAAAAACTACTTTAGAGTTATTAGACAGGTTTAGCCCGTTAGGTCAAGCTAAAGAGGCCTTAAAAGCCTTAGAACTTTTAGGCAAAAAACAAAGGGAATTAAGCGAACGTGCCGCGCTTTCCGACAGAGGTAACATTATGCGAGGCCAGGTACTTGCAGACAAAGCCGCTAAAGCCTTATTAAAGGCTAATACAAAAATTACAGACGAAAAGAAAAAACAAACAGCATTAGACAAGTTAAAAGCTATGTTTGATATGGACTTAATTCAATTAACGGCAGCTAAACAAAATAAGTTATCAGCTGAGGAATTAGCCCGAGTTAATGCTTTAATCGCTATTAAGAGCGAAAGTAAAACTGACGATATTAAAGCCCTAGACGAATTAGAAGCGCTGCGAAAAAAATACGCAGACGCAGAAATAGCCAGACAGGACGCAATTTTAGCAGCTCATAAGCGCAACGCTGCCGAGATTTTGGCCATGAGTAAACAGAACGCTAATCAATACGCGGACTTTGTTAAGACCTTTACTTATCCAGGCGGCTTGTTTGCTGGTACGCCTTTAGGCAATACTGGTTCAAACGCCACAGACGCAAAAGTAATACCTAATATGGGTACAGCATTACCAAACTTTGACCTTAACAGCGGGGCGGCAATTTTTGGCAACCCAGGCGACGCCGGCTTTATGCCTGGGGACCCAGGTTATACAGGTACAGCTGGGCAACAAAAACCCAACGTAATTGTTAACGTGAACCCAAGCGGTTCAGGCTTTATCGGCAACCAGGACGACTTTTTACGTACGGTGCAACTAGCTCTACAGATTGGCAATTCAAACGGCTATAGCTTGAGTCGGGCCGGTAGTTAATGGCCAGCCCAACCGTTGACTGTTTCATTAACTTTAGTTCGGGGGCCAGTTTTGGCCAGGCCTTACTTTTAGACTCAGGGCAATTAGATTTAAATATCCTGGCAGACTCTACAGCTGTAATCGTTGACGTATCGGCTCAAGTGCAAAACGTAAGTATTACTAGAGGCCGTAACGCTCAGTCCGACGCTTTTCAAACAGGTACGGCTAGCGTGCGTATTGCCGACGTTAACGGCGACTTTAACCCGCAAAATACCAGTAGCCCTTATAACGGCCTTTTACTGCCTTTACGTAAAATAGTCATAAATGGCGTAGACAATAACACCGGCCTAACCTATCCGCTGTTTGCAGGCTATATAACCGGCTATAACTACACCCAGGCTCAGGTAGTTGGTGAGGTCAGTTACACGACCCTAACGGCCGTAGACGGCTTTAGATTGCTTAACCTGGGCAACGTTACAACAGTCAGCGGCTCAAGTGCTGGACAACTTAGTGGCCAACGTATTACTAATATTTTGGACAGTATTGCCTGGCCTAGCTCAATGCGCGATATTGACGCAGGTCTTACTACCTTGCAAGCTGACCCTGGCACCTCAAGGACTGCATTAAACGCCTTGCAAACGGTAGAGCTTAGCGAGTACGGGGCGGTATACATGGACCCCGCCGGTAACTTTGTTTTTCAAGATAGAGCGTTGACCTCAAGCAGCGTAAGCGGCTCTAGTACTACTTTTGCAGATGACGGCTCAGGGATTGAATACGGCAACGTACGCTGGGTGCTGGACGATACTTTAATTTACAATAAAGCCTCAATAACGGCTACAGGGTTAGCGACTCAAACAGCTAGTAATCAAGATTCTATAGATAAGTATTTTTTACACAGCTACACAAAAACCGACTTACTTATGCAGACTACAGCCGAGGCCCTAAATTATGCCCAGGCTTACGTAGCTAGTCGCCAGGAAACGACCGTAAGGTGCGACGCAGTAACTTTAAAAGATTTAAACACAGCCGGTTATAACGCTGGAATAGCAGCGGCTTTAGGGCTTGATTACTTTGACACGATTACCGTAAAGTCAACCCAGCCAAACAGCGTAGGAACCAGCACGCTAAATAAAACTTTGCAAGTTTTTGGCGTATCCCACAATATAACCCCTAATACTTGGGTTACTACTTTTACTACGCTGGAGCCAATTATCGACAGCTTTATTTTAAATAGCTCGCTTTACGGCCTTTTGGATAGCTCGGTGCTATCATACTAAACACTATGAAGGGTAACTAATGGCTAAACAGACTTTCACTACTGGGCAGGTGCTAACGGCTGCACAAATGACCAGCTTACAGCAAACCGCTATGGGCGGGGGCTCAACTACAGATAAAACTACTAGCTATGTGTTGGTCGCTGCAGACGCAGGCACTACCGTAATTATGAACGCAGCCGGTGCTACTACCATTACAGTAAATACAGCTTTGTTTGCTGCCGGTGATACGGTCAATATACAAAATATCGGGGCTGGTATATGCACAATTACAGCCGGTACAGCTACCGTTAATACTGCAGGCTCACTAGCACTAAGCCAATATGAAGGCGGCGTGCTTTACTTTAGAAGTGCAAGCGCGGCAACCTTTTTCGATTATGTACAAACCGGCTCTGTATCGCCACTAACTACTAAAGGCGATTTATACGGTTTTAGCACTTTAGACGCTCGTATTCCGATTGGCACAAATAACCAAGTGCTAACAGCCGACAGCGCGCAAGCGTTAGGCCTTAAATGGGCAACACCAACTGCAGTTGATAAAAACTTTAGTTTAGTAAGTAGTACAGCGTTTAGCGGTTCAACTTTTACCGTAACAGGTTTATCCGGTGATAATTTATTTTTCCAAATTGTAGGAGTAACTAACAGTTCGGCAAGTCAGGCTTTTCGTATGCGATTTAATACAGATAGTAGTAGTAAATATGGTAACGCTTCTTTTGGTTATGAAAGTGCCTCAGCCTATAGTGCAAACAACGCTCAAACTATTTCCAATGCCCCAGATTCCTTTGCCTCGATTCAATTAGGTTGGTTTAGCAATAATACGGCAAGCGCGTATTCAGGTACTGTAATGGTGTCTGGTGCTAATACGGCAGGCTTAAAACCCGTTCAATTTGGTGGCGGTTTTGGGGCTGGTGGTGGAAACACCCATAGTTCATATATTGGCGGAGGTATTTATTCGGGTACTTCTGCTATTACTTCTGTTAGTTTCATTGTTGCTAGTGGCACTTATGCTTCCGGAACTCTATACGTTTACAAAGGATAAAAAAATGACACAATATGAAGTTATACACAATGTTCAAACCAACGAAATGACTGAAAAAGAATATACAAAAGAACAAATAGCAGAGGCAAATGCTTTGCAATTAGAAGCCGAAAAGCGTGCAGAAAACATAGCAAAAGTAGAAGCAGCCAAAGCCTCAGCACTTGCAAAACTTGCAGCACTCGGATTAAGTGCAGACGAGATAGCCGCGCTTTAATGTCCGAGCTTAAAAGCTATAACGGTTGGCCTGCTAGTAAGGACCCTGCAGAAATTGGCATTAAATCTTTTAAGGTACCTGGGACTGATCTTAAAATACGGTGCGCTGAAAAGGTGGCACCGTTGCTTATTGGCCTTGCGGCAGAGTTTCACGAAACGATAGAGCCTATAGACGAAGGCACCCTAGACGATTGGGGCTACTGTTTTCGTATGGTACGCGGTACGACTGACAAACTAAGTAATCACTCAAGCGGCACAGCTATAGACCTTAACGCTGAAAAACACCCTTTAGGAAAAGAAAACACTTTCAGCAAAGAGGACGCCGCTAAATGTGTAGCTCTAGCTGCTAAATATGGCTGTAAATGGGGCGGTACGTACAAAGCAAGAAAAGACGATATGCACTTTGAAATAGCTTTAAATCCAAAACAAACAAAAGAGCTTATAGCTAAGCTCGGATTGGCTAAAGATGAATAAGCACAGCCTAAAGGTAGCTCAACAAATCGCCGGTAGCTGGTTACGTAGCTTTGTAGCTGCAACCCTGGCCTGTTATATGTCTGGCATTACTGACCCTAGCCTTTTGCTAAAGGCAGGTTTAGCAGCTGTACTACCTGTAGCTTATCGCTACTTTAACCCTAAAGACCCGCTAGGCCGGTAATTGAGATTATGGCCAATAGGGCTAGGCCTATCATTACTTTTAAGTGGTTGCGGCTATGACGGCTGGACCAGGTACCCCTGCCAAGAATACAAAAACTGGCAACTTAAAGAGTGCCAACCGCCGGCGTGTATCCCTAGTGGAGTCTGCACTAAGGACCTCGTTAAACAGTCGTTTAATGGATAGACCAGCACGCAGGTTAACCCCTGAGGATATTCACGCTAGGTTAATTTTAATTATCGGGGCTTCACTAGCTGCCTGTTTTGTATTAGTTACTTTAGGTATTACTTATGCGCTTATATTTGTTACTCAGCCTTTAAATGCCCAGGCACCTAATGACGCAGCTTTTATAGACCTACTAAAAACCCTGGCTATTTTTCTTACCGGATCACTCGGTGGAGTGCTCGCAGGCAACGGCCTAAAGTCTAAAGCTAAGCCCGACACGCCGCCTAAAGGCTAATTGTCGGCAGGTGTGCGTATAATTAAAAATCCGGACTAGAAAGGACTAGAAAAAATGGCAGGTAATTTAGCGTTTATTTATATGTTAATTATTTACGGTGTTATTACCTTTGGAGTAGCCGTATTGGCTTGGTCAAAAGGATATAACACAGCTAAAAAAGAGCTACAAAGTATGCGTAGACACCCAGGCTATTTAAGAGCTGTTAAATGATTACTAAATCAGAGCCTGGTATCTGGTGCGATTACTGCAAAACACAATGGGGCCGAGTTAAAAACGTCTGGCACGAAAAGGCTATGACTGGGGCCAGCATTACTATTACCAGCGTTAGCCCTAAAAGTCATGGGCAGAAACGGCATTACTGCCAGGCACACGTTTTAGAGGTAACGATTTTTACAAATACGACTACGCATGAGGCTTATAGGTGGTCGTTGCAAGATCAAGTAAAAGCAGTAGCCCCAATACAATTAGAAATGGACGGTAAAGTAAATGGCTAATAACGTAGATACTAAATTGCAGGCTAATTTTAAAATGGCTAACGGGGATTTAATTAACGTCTACGCGGTAGACCAGGCAGACTTTGAAGCCCAGTTAACAGCTATTCAGGACACAGTAGAGCTTATTAAGTCAGTCAGTAATAGCCTTATGGGCCGAGTAGTTACTACTCAAGTAGACGCCTGGACCATTAAAGAAGCTGTAGGAGTAGTGGCAGACACGCTAGGGGGTGAGGCTCAGCCAACCTGCAAGCATGGCTATATGGAGTTTAAAACCGGCATATCAAAAGCCGGCAAGCCTTATAAATGCTGGTCCTGTCCGATCAAAGACCGTAAGGACCAATGCCCGCCTACCTGGGTCAACTAGTGGGGGCTATGGAGATTATTTACCCTGGCAACGTATCGCTAAAGGTGGATAGAAACGGTAACGCGGTAATAGATGAAACCGAGGTATGCGACGGCTGCAACAAACAAACCAGTAAAGCCGGTGGGATTGTGGCGTTAGAAATGTCTGTCTGGCTATGCGCTGACTGTAGGCC